CAAGTCGCCGAGCTCGACCAACACCATGCCCAGGAGCTTGAAGATGCGGACCAAGAGATCAGCGATCTGCGCCGTCGCCTTGCTGACGGTACTCACGGGATGCGCGTCGCAGCAAGTTGCGGAGACGTGCCCACCGAGACCGGCGCCGCCAGCGTGGATGATGAGCGAGCCCCCGAACTTACTGCCGCTGCTGAACAGGATTATCTGGATTTCCGGGCCCGATACACCAAGCAGTGGCACCAGCTCACGGCCTGCCAGGAATTCATCCGAACGGCCTGCCAATGAGCAGTGACCCTCGGGAGTCTGCCGCCAAGCGCGGATACGGGCGGCGCTGGCGCAAGGCTCGTGAGGACTACCTGGCCGCCAACCCGTTGTGCGTGTTCTGCCAGAAGCGCGGGCGGGTGGTGGCGGCAACCGTGGTCGACCACATCGTCCCTCACCGCGGGGATATGAAGCTGTTCTGGCGGCGCTCGAACTGGCAGGCGCTCTGCAAACCCTGCCACGACATCGACAAGCAAAGGCTTGAACGGGGTGGCGCACTGCCCGGGTGCGATGCCAGCGGAATACCGATCGACCCGAACCACCACTGGAGTTGAACCCCGACCGGGCGTCAGGGGGAGGGTGCGTCGAAAGTTCACGACCCTTGCCAGGGAGACCGGAGCGGGCCCTCCGCACGTAAAACCGGGAAAAATGGGAGGGGGGTATCTCGACCCGGGTACTCCCTGAATCTTATTGGAGATCACCGCAATGTCAGGAAATCGCAACTCCGGTCGGCGCCCGCTGCCGGGGAACGTCCACCTGCTGCGGGGCAATCCGTCGAAGAAGCCGGGTCACGAGCTGGATGCAACGCCGGCGCTCAAGGTCGAGCCACCGCCGTGCCCCGCCTTTCTCTCGAAAGATGCGCGGGCGGAGTGGCGCCGGATCACCGCAGACCTGGTGATTCTCGGCCTGATCGCCAAGGTCGACCGCGCCGAACTGGCCGTGTACTGCACCGCCTGGGCGGATTGGAAAAAGGCCCGCGAGAAAATGGCCGAGTTGGACGATGCCGGCTACGTGATGAACACCCCCAGCGGCTACAAGCAAATGTCCGTCTGGATGCAGGTGGCGAATCGCGCGGAAGAGCGCATGCGCGTCGCCGGTGGCAGCTTCGGGCTGAATCCCTCGGCGCGCGCCAAGCTCGGCGCCGGCGTCGCCACCCAGGGCGAACTGTTCCCCAATGACCAAGCCGACACCGCCCGAAAATACGGACTTTGAGGACCGCACCACGGCCTACGCTCGGGCCGTGGTCGCCGGTGATCTCATCGCCGGGCCCCAGGTGCGCGACGCCTGCCAACGCCACCTGACGGATCTGGAAGAGGGACCGGCGCGCGGTATTCATTGGAGCCTGGAGGCGGCCACGCGGGCCATCGGGTTTTTCGAGGAAGTGCTCAAGCTCAACGGCGGCCGTTTCGAGGGCCAGCCGTTCAAGCTGCTGCCGTGGCAGGTCTTCATCGTCGGTTCGCTGTTCGGCTGGCTCGACAACGAGGGCTACCGGCGTTTCCGGGTTGCCTACGTGGAGACCGCCAAAGGGTCCGGTAAATCGCCGCTGGCCGCCGGCGTCGGGTTGTACGGGCTCACCGCCGACGGCGAAGAGCGGGCCGAGGTTTACGCCGCAGCGACAAAGAAAGACCAGGCGCAAATCCTGTTCCGTGACGCCGTGGCAATGGTGGACCAGTCACCAATCCTGACCACACGCATCGTGAAATCGGGCGCCGCGGGCAAAGAGTTCAACCTGGCGTACCACCGCACCAGCAGCTTCTTCCGCACCGTGTCGGCGGACGATGGGCAGTCTGGCCCGCGTCCCCACGTGGCGTTGCTCGATGAGATCCACGAGCACAAGACCGGGATGGTGGTGGAGATGATGCGGGCCGGCACCAAAAGCCGCGAGCAGGCGCTGATCTTCATGATCACCAACTCCGGTACCGACCAGCTGACGGTCTGCTGGGACTACCACGAGTATTCGCGGAAGGTCGCCTCCGGCGCGCTGGTCGATGACAGCTTCTTCGGCTTCGTCTGCTGCATGGACGACACCGATGACCCGTTCAACGATGAGGACTGCTGGTACAAGGCGAACCCCTCGCTGAGCCACGGCATCCCCGGCCTCAAGTACCTGCGCGAGCAGGTCACCCAGGCGCGGGGCATGCCCTCGAAAGAAGCCACCGTGCGGCGGCTGAACTTCTGCCAGTGGGTACAGGCCGACAACCCGGCAATCTCGCGGGACGCCTGGGTCGCCGCGCAGGATCTCGGTTACGACGTGCTACAGCTGCTGGGCCGCCGTTGTTACGCCGGGCTCGACCTGTCGAGCACCCAGGACCTGACGTCCCTGGTGCTGCTGTTCGAGCCCACCGAGAGCGACCCGGTTTGGCGCCTAGTGCCGTATTTCTGGCTGCCCAACGAGGGCCTGGCCAGAAAGGGCGAACAGGACAGGGTGCCCTACGTTCAATGGCTGGCCGACGGGCACCTGGAGACGACGCCCGGCAAAGCGATCAAGAAACAATTCGTGCTGCAGCGGTTGGTCGAGATCGCCGATCAGTTCGACCTGCAGGGCATCGGCTACGACCGCTGGCGCATCGAGGACCTCAACACCTTGATCGAGGACGAAGGGGCGAGCCTGCCTCCGTTGATCCCGGTCGGCCAGGGCTTCCAATCCATGGCGCCGGCGGTGGACGAATTCGAGCGCCGTCTGATCAATGGCGAGCTTCGGCACAGCGGCCACCCGGTTCTCACCTGGTGTGCGGCGAACGCCGTGTACCAGCAGGACCCGGCGGGCAATCGGAAGGTGGACAAACGCAAGAGCACGGGACGGGTGGACGGCATTGTCGCGTCAGTGATGGCGACGGCCCTCACCCTCACCGAACTGGAAGAGCGGGGCGACCTCAGCGGGTTCCTCGAATCCCCCATCATGGTAGGCGTCTAAATGGCAGACACACCGAAAACCAGAAAGCCAGGACGGGTGAAAGCCGCGATCCTGAACTGGCTGGGCGTGCCGGTCAGCCTGACCACGGGTGAATTCTGGCGCGAGCTGGGCGCCACCAGCAGCAGCGGCCAGGCCGTTAACGTCGACAAGGCATTGCAGCTCTCTGCGGTGTGGGCCTGCGTGCGGCTGCTCTCTGAAACCGTGTCGACCCTCCCGCTGAAGCTCTACCGTCGCGGGGAAGACGGCTCACGCGAAGCGGCCACCGATCACCCCATGTACGCGCTGCTCTGTCAGCGGCCCAACGCTGAGATGACGCCCGCGCGCTTCATGCTGTTGGTGATCGCCAGCATCTGCCTCCGCGGTAACGCCTTTATCGAGAAGCGCCGGATCGGCGCGCGGATCGTCGCGCTGCACCCGCTGTTGCCCCAGAACGTCACGGTAAAGCGCCTGCCCACGGGGCGACTCGAGTACACCTACACCGAGGAAGGCTCCCGGCGCGTTATCCCGGAGCGGGACATCGTCCACATTCGTGGGTTCGGCCTAGACGGCGTCACCGGCATGATGCCGGTCAACACCGGGAAAGAAGTGATCGGGTCCGCCATCGCGGCGGACGAAGCCTCCAGCAAGGTGTTCGCCCAAGGCCTGCAGGCGTCCGGCTTTCTGTCCACGGACAAGACCTTGACCAAAGACCAGCGCGAGGATCTGCGCGAAAAGCTCACCGCCTTTCAGGGCTCGAAAAACGCCGGGAAGCTGATGGTGGCCGAAGCCGGGCTCAAGTACGAAGGCATCACCATGGACCCCGAAGCGGCCCAGATGCTGGAGACCCGGTCGTTCAACGTCGAGGAAATCTGCCGCTGGTGGCGCGTGCCGCCGTTCATGGTGGGCCACACCACCAAGCAGAGCAGCTGGGCGTCGAGCGTGGAGGGCATGAACCTTCAGTTCCTGACCAACACGCTGCGGCCGCTGATCGAAAACATCGAGCAGGAACTCAACATGGGCCTGCTCGGTGGCGACCACCCGTTCTTTTTCGAGTTCGCCGTGGAAGGCCTGCTCCGCACCGACACCAAGGGGCGGGCCGAGTTTTACGCCTCCGCGGCTCAGAACGGCTACATGAATCGCAATGAGATCCGCCGGCGGGAGAACCAGCCCCCGTTCGAGGGCGGCGACATCTTCACCGTCCAGTCCAACCTGGTGCCCATCGACAAGCTGGGCGAGGTCCAAGAAGCCGCCAATCGCGTGGCCGCCTCGTGGATGGCTGGCCGCAACGGCTCGACCGACTAATCGGAGTACCCCATGACGATCAAGCAGATCCCGGCCGCGCCGCAAGCGCGACCGCGCGACGGCGTGCGCTGCGATATCGCCCCCAGCGCCCTGGAGCGCTGGAACCCAAGCCTGATGGCCGCCGAGGACGGCGAGGGCGAAAACACGATCTCCATCATGGATCCCATCGGCTTTGATCTCTGGGGCGACGGCGTTACCGCCAAACGGATCCAGCAGGACCTCCGGGCCATCGGCAACCAGGACGTCACCGTGCTGATCAACAGCCCCGGCGGCAACGTCTTCGAGGGCCTGGCCATCTACAACCTGCTGCGTCAGCACAAGGGGCACGTCACCACCAAAGTGATCGGCCTCGCCGCCAGTGCCGCGTCGTTCATCGCCCAAGCCGGCGACGACCGGCAGATCGCCCGCGCCGCGTTCCTGATGGTGCATAACTCCTGGGTCTGCACCTGCGGCAACCGCCACGACCTGCGCGCCATCGCCGACTGGCTAGAGCCCTTCGACCTGACCCTGGCCGACATCTACGTCGCCCGGACGGGCCTGGGCCTCGACGATGTCAAAGAAGCGCTCGACGCCGAAACCTGGATCGGCGGCAGCGAAGCCGTCAAAGCCGGCTGGTGCGACAACCTCTTCAGCGGTGACGACGTCCGCGAGTCCGCCGACAACCGCCACACCGACACCGTCGCCGCCCGCAAGCTGGACGTCATCCTGGCCCGCGCCGGCGTCCCACGCAGCGAGCGGCGGTCCCTAATGCAAGATCTCAAAACCGGCACGCCCAGCGCTGCCGGCCCCGGTACGCACGACGCTACCGACACCCAGGCCGAAACGGCCGCTGTCGCCGAGATGCGAGCGCTGCTCGAGCGACTCTCACCATCCCAACCCGCGTAACCGGAGAACACCATGGCTGACAAAACCAACGCCGAGCTTCTCAAAGAAGCCACGGCCCAGCTGGAGAAAGTCTCCAGCGATTTCAGCAAGCAGGCCGAAGCCGCGATGCAGGAAGCGAAGCAATCGGGCCAGCTCTCTGCGGAAACCAAAGAGGCGGTCGACCGCATCGCCACCCAACACAACGGCCTGGCCGAGTCTGTGAAAACCCTGCAGGCGAGCCTCGGCGAACTGGAACAGGACTTCGCCCGCATGCCGCTGGGCCGGGCCCAGGAAGTGGCCAAAAGCGCCGGGCAGATCGTCATCGCCAACGAGAAGATGAAGCCCTTCGCCAGCGGCCTGGAGCAGGGCCGCAGCCTGCGCGTGCCGGTGCAGGACGCCCTCACCAGCCCGGACGTGCCCGACGGCATTGTGGAGCCCCAGCGCCTGCCCGGTATCGATGTGATGCCCAAGCAGCGCCTGTTCATCCGCGACCTGATCTCCCCGGGCCGCACCGGCGCGGCGGCGATCTTCTGGGTCCAGCAAACCGGCTTCACCAACAACGCCGCGACCGTGGCCGAAAACACCACCAAGCCGTACAGCGACATCGCGTTCAACTCGAAGATCACCCCGGTGCAAACGGTGGCCCATATGTTCAAGGCCTCCAAGCAGATCCTGGACGACTTCGCCCAGCTCGCGTCCACCATCGACGCCGAGATGCGCTACGGCCTGAAGTACGCCGAAGAGCAGCAGATTCTGTTCGGCGACGGCACGGGCACCAACCTGGAAGGCATCGTGCCGCAGGCATCCGCGTTTAACGCGGCTTTCGCTGTGGATCAGCAGAACGGCATCGACGACCTGCGCCTGGCCATGCTGCAGGCCCAGCTGGCCCGGTTCCCCGCCAGCGGCCACGTCCTGCACTTCATCGACTGGGCCAAGATCGAGCTCACCAAGGACACCCTGGGCCGCTACATCCTGGCCAACCCCAGCGGCTTGGCGGGCCCGGTGCTGTGGGGCCTGCCGGTGGTGGCCACCGAAGCGAACGCCTTCCAGGGCCGCTTCCTCACCGGTGCGTTCAACGCAGGTGCGCAGCTGTTCGACCGTGAAGACGCCAACGTGGTGATCTCCACCGAGAACGCCGACGACTTCGAGAAGAACATGATCTCGATTCGCTGCGAAGAGCGCTTGGCCCTGGCCGTGAAACGCCCCGAGGCCTTCGTTGAAGGGCCGTTCACTCCGCCGGCGGCTGGTTAACCCCTAACCCAGCGGGGCCTCGGCCCCGCCATAGGACGTCATGATGAAACTGAAGATGCTGCGGCGCACGCTTCAAGGCCGTGAGGTCGTCGGGGTGGGCGAGCCGCTCACCACCAACGACTCCCACGGCCGAGAGCTCATCCGCAAAGGCTATGGCGTGCCGTGGGATGGCGCCAACGACCAGCCGGGCTCACTGGCGGATGTGCACGTGCCCGAGCTCAAGGACATGGCCAAGGCCCTGGACGTCGCCGGCTACGCCAAGATGAGCAAGGAAGACCTGATCACCAGCATTGAAGCTGCCCGGGCAAACGGAGCGCCCAACGCATGATCGATCGAGAGCTGGTCAAGAAGCACCTCCGCGTGTTTGGCACGGACGATGATCAGCTCATCGATCTTTATATCGCTGCGGCGGTGGACACCGCCGAGCAGTACATCAACCGGAAACTGTACGCCGAAGGCGAGACAGTACCCGAAGACGACGAAGACGGGCTGGTGCTGCCGCCCGCCATTCAGGCCGCCATTCTGCTGATCGTCGGCCAGCTCTACGAATTCCGGGAGAACGTGATCTCCGGCACCATCGTCGCGCAACTGCCCAATGGGGCCGAGCGCCTGATGTGGCCCTACCGCCGGCTGGTGAGCCCATGAGAGCGGGTCGCCTGCGCCACCGCGGCACCCTGCAGCGCAAGGTGCCAGGGCGAGACGCCCTTGGGCAGCCGCTGCCAGCCGAGTGGGAAGACGTCGAACGGCTTCCCATGGAAATCCGCGATCTGGAAGGCCGGGAGCTGCTCGCGGCGCGGGCGGAGCATGCCGAGGTCAGCTCAGAAATCCTGATGCGCTATTACCCCGGCGTTACGGCGGACATGCGGATCCTCCACCCGCCGCCGACCGGTACCGGCGAAGTCTACGACATTGTTGCGCCCCTGGTGGACGCCAAGCGTCGCCAGATTCACATCCTCTGCAAGCGAGGCCTGCGTGATGGATAGCCTCTCGTTGGATTTTATCGGCCTGGCCGATCTGGAGCGCGAGTTCGAACTGCTCTCCCGCGCCGAAGAAGACCGCGCCCTGCGCAGTGCCGCCCGCGCCGGCGCCGGTGTCATCCGGGACGAAGCCCGCGAGCGGGTGACAAAGCGCACCGGCAAGCTGGCACGCAACATCGTCAGCGACACCGCCAAAGTGACCAGCCGTAGCCGCGCCACCGCCGGCGTCAAGATCCGGCAGGAGGGCAAGGCCAGCGACCCGAACAATGCTTTCTACTGGAAGTTTGTCGAGTTCGGCACGGCCCGCCACCCGGCCGCGCCGTTCCTGCGCCCGGCCTACGACGCCAAGGAAGACGAAGCCGGGCGCGTGGCGATCGCCAAGGCCCTGGAAAACTTCGACAAGGTGCTCGCGCGCGGATGATCCACACTCTGATCTTCGCATTGCTCACCGGCCAGGGCGCCGGCGAAGTGCTGGCGGGCACCGACATGGAGCTGGCCGGAGACGCTGTCCAGTCGCTGAATGGCCTGGCACAGGGCCGGGTGTACCCGCACATCGCGCCCCACGGCACGCTGTACCCGTACATCACCTACATGGTGCCGAGCACCCCGGTGGACGATGTCTTCTGCGGCCACGGGCCCGAGAGCCCCGCCGTCCAGGTCGATTGCTGGTCGGAATCGCTGCTGGAAGCGCTGCAGCTGCGCGAAGCCGTGGAAGAGGCGCTGGCCCCCCTGCAAGGCAGCGAACTGCTGAAACTCGAGGATCGGGACACCGATACCGGCGCCTTCCGCGCCACGCTGGAACTGCGCGTCTGGCAATAGCCGGCGCCAACCGTAAACACCCGCCGCCGCCGCGCGGTTTCTCAATCTGGAGGCCACCATGCCCAGCAAGTACGAACTCACCAAAGGCACCAAGATCGACGTCTCCGCCGCGGCGGTCACGTCCCTTGAAGACACCATTTCCTGGCTCTCTTTGGCGTGCACCGGCAAAGAAATCTCGTTCCAGAGCGGGCAGAAGTCCGACATCGATGTCACCACCTTCTGCTCTGAAGAGCAGGAAATGGACGACGGCCTGGCCGCCCAGGCGGAATTCAGCCTCAACGGCAACTGGAAGCCGGAAGACGAAGGCCAGGCCTCGCTGCTGGCCGCCAACGCCGACAGCTCGCTGCGCGCCATCCGCATCACCTTCAAGAGCGGTCGCACGCGGTCCTTCCTGGCCAAGGTGCGCCAATACAACTACAGCGGCTCGGTGAACGGCGCCTGGAGCGGGGGCTTCAACTTCCGCGTCAAAGGCCCCGAAGTGCCGGGCGACAGCGGCGGCGGGGTATAAATCACTATGGCCGCGAAGAATAAACCGTCCATCCGGGAGCTGGCTGGCAGCCCGCTCTCGGGCTTCCGGCATGACCGCATCGCCGTTCCCGAGTGGAACGGCGTCGAGGTCATGGTCCGGGAACACTCCGCCGGCGAGTGGCAGCATTACCGCCAGTTGCTGGGCGTACCCGACGAACCGCCCAAGGGTGAGGGCGAAGCGGAAACACCGTCGGCGCCGGCGCTGCCCGACAATCGCCTCAACGCCGAGCTGCTCGCCCCCGTCCTGCTGGACACCGATGGCCAGCGCGTCTTCCTCGAAGAACACATCAACGATCTCGCCGAAGTCTTCGGCCCGGTGCACATGCGGTTGCTTAACCGCGCGATCGAGCTGGGCGGGCTAACCCAGCAGGGGGTCGACGACACAAAAAAAGGGTAGCCGCCGAGCCCGGCCTGTTCTTCCTCATGACCCTGGCGCTCCGAATGGGGCGCACCCTCGGGGAACTGCGGCGGGTGATGCCCGCCAGTGAACTGCTCCTGTGGGAAGAGTTCGATCGGCAATCGCCCATTAGCGATCGCCGCGGCGACATCCAGGCCGCGCAGGTCGCCAGCGCGGTGCTCATGTCCAGGGGCGCGGACGTCAAAATGTCCGACCTCATCCTGGATTGGGCGCCAGCGCAGGGTGAGGCGGAGGAAGGCTCTGACGACGGGCTGGAAGCCGCGTTTTCCGGGTTGCTTCCGGGTTAGCGGGGCGTGTGGTACTTTCAAAAAGAAACGGAGGGAACCATGCGAAATCTGATATTGCTTGCTGTGATCTGCCTGTCGGCCGTTGGTTGTGCAAGCTCCATGGCACCGGGCGGCACGGCGCGTGTCGATACCGATGTCCGGTTTCTCGACTATAACGAGATTCACGATCAGTATGCGGAGCGTCCGACCTCGGTCACCGTCAACCAGCAGAGGAACGGCAATCTCTTTTTGAAGTTCCAGATTGACCTTTACGGTCAAGATCTGACGCTGTGGGTACCGCAAAGCTCGGTGGATCCGTTCCTTGCGGCGCTCGATAAGTTCCTCGAGTGGGAGGCCCTCGCTAGCGAGCGCGGTGATCTGCTCGACAAAGATATCGGCCGAGTACCTGGTTACAGCGGGCTGCGCATTGAAACTGCCTTTTATAGTGGTACCAAAGAGCGTCACTACATGAGCCTGGAGCAGTGCAGTTTGGTGTGTCCCGGGCCTTTTGTGTATCTGAATCGGTCCCAGGCGGAAAACGTTAAGGGCCTGCTGAACCGCTTTGCCGCCGGCGAGATCACTCCGGCAAACACGGACAGCGTTTACAACTAGCAAGTAGATTCTCCCAAACAACCCGCTTCGGCGGGTTTTTTTATGCCTGCCCATCGGTGAACCATGACTGCTACCCTGCGCGAATTGATCGTCAAGATCAGTGCGGATTCGTCCGTCTACCAGCGCGAGATGGGCCGTGCCACGCGCATGGGCAGCGATTACTACCGGTCCATGGAAGCCGGCTCCCGCCGGGCCCAGGCCGCCATGCGGCGCCAGCAGCAAAGCCTGCGCGAATTTAACGCCAACCTGGAGCAGGTCAAGAGCCAGGCGGTCAGCGTCGGCGCCGTGCTGGCCACCGCGTTCGCGGCCCAGAACGTGGTGCGGCTGGCCGACGGCTGGAATGAAGTCAACGCGCGCCTGCGCCAGGCCACCAGCGGCCAGGAAGACTTCCGCCGCACCCAGGCCGCTATCTTCGAACTCAGCCAGCGCACCGGCACCGTCTACGCCGACAACGCCAACCTGTTCGCCCAGTCGGCCGCGTCCATGCGCGAGTTCGGCTATTCCTCTGAGCAGGTGGTGGCCGTTACCGAGGCGCTGGCCGCCGGCCTGCAGCTTTCCGGGGCCAACGCGGCGGACAGCTCCTCGGTGATCCGCCAGTTCACCCAGGGTCTGTCCCAGGGCGTACTGCGCGGCGAAGAGTTCAACGCCGTCAACGAAGCCGGTGACCGGGTGGTACGGGCTTTGGCCGCCGGCATGGGCCAGGCCCGCAAAGACTTGAAGGGCCTGGCCGACCAGGGCCAGCTCACCATCGATAAGGTGGTGCCCGCGCTGATCAGCCAGCTGGATACGCTGCGCGTCGAGTTTGAAGACCTGCCCGGCTCCGTGCAGCGGTCGGGCAACCGGGTCGCCAACGCCTTCCAGAAGTGGATCGGCGGCGCGGACGGCGCCACCGGCAGCACCCGCACGCTCGCCGCCGGTCTCGACCAGGTGGCGGAGAACATGGACGCCGTCGCCAGCGCCGCGCTGGTGTTGATTGCCGGCGGTGCCACCAAGTACCTAGCCACCCTGGGCGCCTCGGCCGTAGGCGCCGCCAAAGATCTGATCACCGCCGAGGCCGCCCAGGTTTCCCTGGCGAACGCGCAAGCCCTGGCCGCCCGCCAGGCCGCTGAAACCGCCGAGACCCAGCGGCGGGGCGCCCAGCTGGCCCTGGAACAAGCCCGGGCCCGCGTCCAGGCAGCGCAGTCGGACGTCGAATCCAGCCGGCGCGTGCAAGCGGCGGAAATCGAACGCCTGAAAACCACCCAGGCGTCGCTGGCGGCTGAGCGCAGCCTGGAAAGCCAGCGCCTCCAGGCCCAGATCACCGACACCGGCCGCCAGAAAAGCCTTTCGCGCATGGCGGAATTGCGGCGCGCCGAGATCGCGGTGGCCAAGCAGGTGCAAACCGCTGAGGCCCAGCTCGCCGCCACCACGGTGGCGTCCAGCAAAACCATAGAGGCGGCCTACA